GAGTCGCGGTCGGAGCAACAACTTGATAGAGCCCGTACCGCGCCAGTAGCGCCGAAGGGACACGGACATTTTCACTGATGCACCTGGTTGGCCGGGTGCATTGGGAAAACAACCGGGAGTCACAGCGATGGAATCAGAAATCGTAAATGGCACATGGAAGGGTCACCTCGGCCGTGGCCTGGCACCGCGAGAACTTCAGTTCCTCCTCTGGGTCGCCCTCGGGCTCACAGCGAAGGAAATCGCACGAGAGGCCGGCATTGCCCCGGGCACCGTTGCGAAACGCCTCACCAACGCCATGTTCAAGCTTGGAGTCACCCGCCGCGCCGCCTTGGTCGCCGAGGCGATGCGCAGGCAGATCATTTCCCCGATGTGCCTTGTCCTGGTCACGCTGATGACCATGAACGCAGTCACCAACGTCCAGTCAGCCGAACCAGCTCGCCGCGATCGCCGGCCTCCATCGGTACGAACTGCCCAGATCCGAATCACCCGCCGAGCCGAAACGCTCGAAGCCGCATAACGAAAGGAAAAATCATGATCGAGCTTGGACAGAAAGCAGAAGACAAGGTCACGGGCTTTTACGGAACCATCACCGCCCGGGCGCAGTACCTCACCGGCTGTGATCAGTACTGCCTGGCACCGCCCATTCGCCAAGGCCTCAACGAGGTACAGAAGTCCGAGTGGTTCGACGAGGGTCGCATCAAGATCCTCGGGCCCGGAATCAGCGCTGCGGATGTTGCCGGTCCAGCGCGTGGCGGACCTCAACGCGATATGCCCACTCGCGGGTAATGGGCAGCATCACTGCTGCACCTTGGCGACAGGGTGCAGCGGGATGCGGACGACTATTACCGATACCGGCCATCTGCATCATCAACCGGAGAAATTCATGCTCCAGATCATCCTGATCGGTGCCACGCTGAGTTTTGAGCGGCCAGAACCCTCAAGGCTTGCGAGCGTGTCAGGCGATCCATTGCGTTGTCATGCCGAGCGATGGCGAACGATCACCGGGGTCGCTGCGTTCTGGCGCTGATCGATCCCGCCAAAAAACTCGAATCTGAGATCACTGCATCTGTGAAAGGCCCGAACGTCCACGGGCCTTTCTTTTGCCACGCCTTTATCCGTCAGCACTCTCCCCTGCGCCCAACGGCAACCAGCAGATCGGACGAGCGCTGACGAATACACGCAACACCACACCGAGGGATCAGCCATGCAATCAATCCTGCAGCAGCGCTTCGCCGGTCTTCAGGCCCTGCGCCTCCGTTCAATCATCGCGACTTCCGAGTTCTACTCCATGATCGGCAAGGAGCAGCCTGTGCAAGAGATTCGCTTCCAGGTCGTCACCAAGGGCAACGCCTATCACATCGTTGAGCTGGCGACCGACAGGGTGAAGGGCTTTCGATTCACCTATAAAGCCGCCATCAACTTCGCCCAGGTACTGGAAGCGCGCGCCGACGGCATCAAGCTGTCGCTATCGGGTGAGCGGAAATGATCGGCGTACCAATGCCTGATCCGCGGGCCTCGATCATCCAGAACCTGAACCGGCAACTGGAGCAGTACTTCGGCGCCGGAAAGCCGGTGCAGGAAATCGAACCGGGTGTCAGTGGTGAAAAGGCATCCATGTTCGGCACCTCTCACAGCAACAAGCTGCGGATCGGGCGCAACAAGCAGGCGCCGCGGCTGAAGGAACTGGCCGATGCCGGAAAGACGGTGATCGAGGCGGCCAAGGAAATGGGTATGGAAACGAAGCGCGCCAGGCTGATCGCCCGCGAGAACGAAATCAAGTTCCCGGGGCCGCCGTGAGGCGGATCAGCATCCAGGTGCGACAGCGCCGACGACAAACATGGCTGGATATACCGGCTCACGGAATTGAAGAGGCAGGCCATGGCCAAGAGCAACGCGCAATTGCAGAAGGACAAGCGAGCGAAAGAGAAGGCGCTGCTCGACCGGATCGGCGCCGAGAAGCGCACGCTGATTGTGTCGAAGGCATTGGATGATGCCCTTCATATTCTCGGCGAGCGCCACGACTTCGAGGAATGGCAGGAGACGGTGTCGACGCTGCTGATCAACCTCGCCAAGGCAACGGCCTATGAGTCAGGGCGATTCGCCAACATGCCGCGACCTGAAATCGTTATCAGTGATAAACAGTCGCGACAGCTAAAAGCTTTCGCCAGGCGCGAGGCAGACCAACATGCCGAATAGCAAACCCATCACCCAGATCGAAGCCGAGACGCTGGGCCTGATCCGGACCTTTATCGAGAAGAACGGCTATTCCCCAACCATCGCCGAACTGGCCGCTTCTGCCGGTATTTACGGCAATGCGATGTGCGAACGAGTGGCACGCCTGCATCACAAAGGCGCGATCACCAAAGCGCCACGGATTGCTCGAAGCATTCGTCTTTCTGAATAACATCTGCGAGGTATCACATGAAACCCGAAATGATCACCCTGAAGCACGGCGACGCCACTATTAAGATGCCGGCTTCTTCGCTGGCCAAACTGGCACTGGCCAGCACGTTTGCCCTGGTATTACCGCCGGCGGCCAACGTTCAGCCGAACACGCCATCCAATATTCCGCCGCTGGGCGCTGACTGGCCAGGTCAAGGTGGCTTCAACGGCGGGCTGGTGGCTGCTCGCGGCTATGTCCCGGCTCACTACCTGATCGTCGCGAAGGCAGATATCGGTGATCACGAATGGGGCGGTCGCGGGAAAGATTCGGGCGCCACCAGCAAGACCGATGGCTTGGCCAACAGTGAGGCACTCCAGTCTGAAGGCGGTCATCCGGCTATCGAGGCAGTGGCTGCTTACACCGCTGAAGGCCACACCGACTTCTACCTGCCCGCCTGTGCCGAGCTGTACCACTGCTGGGTGAGCGTGCCGGAACTGTTCGCGAAGGACACCTGGTACTGGTCGAGTTCGCAGCGCTCCGCCTACAGCGCATTCGTCATGAACGTCGATGGTGGCAGTCAGAGCTTCTACGACAAGTTCGGCGAGCTCCGCGTCCGCCCCGTCCGCAGATTCTTTATTTAATCCTTAAATTATTCGTTCTTGATCGGCACCGGGCGCAGCAGCGCCTTTTTTGTTGCCTTCGAAAAGAGGAAATACCATGTCCGCAGTTGAGAAAGCAGCACTCGCAGTGACCATTCCAGAGATCGGCCAGGCGTTCGGCGGTGGCTTCTTCACCGGCATCACCCGCGACCCGGACACCGGCAAGCGCTACCTGAACATCACAGCCGGCGCCGCGCATGAGCTGGAAGGCGAATGGGGCAAGTACGGCGAGAAGATTGAAGGCTCTGACAGCTTCACCAACAGCCGGGCCAATACCGAGGCTATGGCTGCTGCGGGCAGCGTACTGGCTCAACAGGTGCTGGCTCTGGATATCGGTGGCTTCACCGACTGGGCGATCCCGGCGCGTGACGTGCAGGAACTGCAGTACCGCCACTTCAAGCCGACCACCGAATCGAACTGGCAGTACGGCCGCAGCGGTGACAACCCGAACAGCGAGCCGGTCGGCTTGTTGCACACCGAAGACTCGCCTGGCCAGACCACGCTTCCAGCCTTCCAAGCTGGAGGCACCGAAGCCTTTAAGCCAACCTGGTACTGGTCGAGTTCGCAGCGCTCCGCCGACTACGCATTCTACATGGACTTCGATGATGGCTATCAGAACACCAACCCCAAGCTCACCGAGCTCCGCGTCCGCCCCGTCCGCAGCCAGTTATTCGATTAATTCGCTTATTTAATCCGGCCGCTTGCGACCGGTTGCTCTTCATGGAGAGCCACTGCAATGGGAATGCACACTGAACTGAGCATCTACAAATCCTCGCTTGGCCTGCTCCTTATGGCCACAAACCTCACTCGCAACATCCCCCGAGATCTCAAGCAGTCTCTCGGGAAGCGCGTTATCGATGAGTGCATCGACGTGCTGATGTTGATTGCCCGGGCCAACTCGACCCGGGACAAAAGCCCACACCTGACTTTGCTGGTCGAGAAGGTCCAGGTTATCGAGTTCCTGATGCGGCTCTTTAAAGAGAGCAGGTTTATCAGTGTCGGGCAGCATGCGACGGCGATAGAGGTTACTTCCTCGATCGGTAAGCAGGCCAGTGCTTGGAAACGCTCCACCCCAACCGCGCCCGCCACCTGAGAGTCATGGCTTTCAGGTCTGTGCGAATTGAATCTGGTCGTGCCGCTGACCTCTGGGTCACCGCCATGCGCATCAGAGATACCGACGGTCTAAAGCGTCCGTGCAGGTCTCGCGCAGTTTCCTTGCTGATCGGCTCCGCCTTCGGCTTGGCGACGTAGATAGCACGATCGGTCGCAGCGCTCCGCCAACAACGCATTCAACATGAACTTCGATGATGGCAATCAGAACAACAACGACAAGAACAACGAGCTCCGCGTCCGCCCCGTCCGCAGATTCGACTGTTGGTCCCTACCCGTTCAGCGAGTTGGTTCAGGCTTATTACGACTGCCGTCGCACGAAGCGCAACAGCGCCAGTGCATTGGCCTTCGAAATGGATCTGGAAAAGAACCTGATCGGTCTACACGACGACCTGCTCGCCGGCACTTACCGGCCAGGCCGCTCCATATGCTTCGTGGTCACCCGACCGAAAGCCCGCGAGGTTTGGGCTGCAGCCTTCCGGGACCGCGTCGTCCACCACCTGCTGTACAACCGTGTGGCACCGCGCTTCTACGCCAGCTTCATAGCGGACAGTTGCGCCTGTATCCCCGGGCGCGGCACGTTGTACGCTGCGAAACGACTTGAGGCGAAGATCCGCAGCGCCAGCCAGAACTGGTCGAAGCCCTGCTGGTATCTAAAGCTGGACCTGGCCAACTTCTTCGTCGCGATCGACAAGCAGGTCCTGCGCCGACAGCTGGCCGCAAAGATCACCGAGCCCTGGTGGCTGGCACTCGCCGAACAGATCCTGATGCACGACCCTCGCGAAGATTACGAGGTGCGCAGCCCTGCCCATCTATTCAATAGGGTGCCGCAGCACAAGCGGCTCACCGCGCAGCCCGCGCACCTGGGCCTGCCAATCGGTAACCTGTCGTCGCAGTTCTTCGCCAACGTGTACCTCGATGCGCTGGACCAGTTCGCCAAGCACAAGCTCGGTGCTAAGCATTACGTCCGCTACGTCGATGACTTCGTGTTCCTGCATGAGTCGCCGCAACAACTCAACGCCTGGCTGGCAGAGGTCGAAGCATTCCTGCCCCGCCTTGGCGCCAAGTTGAACCCAACGAAGACCATCCTGCAGCCTGCGGATCGCGGCCTCGACTTCGTTGGCCATGTCATCAAGCCGTGGCGGCGATCAACGCGTAAGAGATCGTTGGCCCAGGCACTGAAGCGAACAGCCGCGGCGCCCGCTGAGGATCTTCGCGAAACCGCAAACAGCTACTTCGGCCTGCTCAGTCAGGCCAGTCACAGCGAGAAGGACCGAGCCGCGCTGGCTCGCGTCGTCCTGAAGCGCGGCCACGCAGTCAATGGTGCGCTGACAAAAACCTACTTGAAACGATGAGCAGCGAGGTAGCCATGAACAACTGCGCAAGGGATATGCGAATGGTCGCGGTGCCGATGTACGTAATCGAGGCTGTTCGTGAAGAAGTGCGGCTTGAGCTTCACATCTGGGCCGCCATGGAAGCCAGCGTCAAAGAGTCGCTGGATCCCTCGCCGAAGTTTGTTCCTGCCCCTCCATCTCGATACCACAGCCCTACAAGATCAGGCGGAGTTCAGTTGTCGCTGCCACTGATCGTATAACACCACCCTCGCTGCCCGGGCATGACCCGGCATAGGACGCCCCATGCCCACAGAAAACAAACCGGCCGAGCCATTGCCGAGCTTGGCAACCGGCCACTACCTCGACGCCGCGACTTGGGCCGACTTCGTCCAGCGCCTGCGCTATGACTGCAAGGGGAAGCGGGTCCACGATCATTGCACTGCCGATGCCATCTTCATTGTCGAGGCCCGCCGCATCGTCTCCGGGCTGGACATGGATTACACCGATAAGCGCTTGGTGTATTGGGACAGCGGCGAGTCGGTAGCCTACTCGGTCAAAGAGTACTGGGACGGTCTGTCCAGCTACGAGAAAAGCCAGCTCAATAAAAAGATGCAGGGTTGGTCTGAGTGCCAGTTCATGAAGGCCAACGAGTCGGATCAGTGGTACGTGCTCGGCGAGCTGGAGGAACACACCGTCACCGGCTGGGACGATCGCTGGGAATACGTCAACGCCCACTTCACCCACGCTGCCGCCGAAGCATTCATCAGACGCAAGAAGCACGACTACCGCGATGGGATGCGGGTCTACGTCGAGTCGCAGTACTACGCCTGGGAGTTCAACGCCATCAAGGAAGCGATCCTCGACGGCATGCTGACTTACACGCCGAAGGAGGCCGCATGATCAATCTCTTCTGGCGCCTGGTCGCCAAGCTGCTTGCCCGCCCAGCCATTGCCGCCTGGCTCATCGCCCGCGCCCAACGCACGCCCTACCTGCACATCATGTCCGCCGACGGCGCCGAGATGTACATGGGCCGCTGGTGGCTGTTCAACTCGTACGACCGTGACACTTACAGATCACGGCTCTGGTGGTGCCCTTGGTCGTTCCGGATTCACCACATCAAGCGGCCAGACAATGACCGCGATCTTCACGACCACCCCTGGAACGCCCGAACGATCATCCTCCGCGGCGGCTACACCGAACAGCGACTGCTTGATCACGATGACCCAGCGCTGGCAGGCCTGAACGTTCCGGCCTCGGCACAAACCACCGAATACATCGACCGACGCCCAGGCGACACAGCATCACTGAGCTATGGCGAGTACCACCGGATCGACACCGTAGCCGATGGCGGCGCATTCACGCTGTTCATAAGCGGGCCATATCAAGGCACCTGGGGCTTTCTGGTCAACGGCATCAAGGTCCCTTGGCGCACCTACACGGGAACGGACAATTGAAGAGGTCTTTCAAAGTGAGCGAGCCAAAAGTGATTTACCTCGGTCCGGCCTGCGAGGCTGACACCGGTGAAGGCAGGACATGGGCTGAGGACAGCCCTTGGCCAGATTGCGAATGCGGCCGGCGCCCTGTGCAGTACGTGCTGGGCGAAACCTTCAACCGGGTCACCGCCGAGCGTGACGCCCTGCAGCTGCGCCTGAACGCAGCGGATGAGGCGCTGGACAATGCTGCCGATGAATTTTCCCTGTTGAGCCTGGAGGCTGGGCGGCGGATGGATCTTCTGGAAGGGTTGTTGCGAGGCTGGCTTGATCTGTTCCCAAAGCAGGGCGTCACCGGCGGCCCGATTACTAAACAGAAAGAAAGGTCGGTTGCCGCACTCACCCCAGCAGCGGTTGAGCGAAACCACGAAATCCCAGGCACATCGGGCATGCGCCTGAACATGCTGGCCAATCAAGGCGAATAACCCGACAGGAGTACATCTGTACTCCATCCGCAAAATTACTCCCTCCCCCTTCAAAGTCAGCCGCTGTAGCGGCAAAGGACAGGTATTGCCGTGAGCATTATCGACGACGTCATGACGGACAAAATCACCCTGCACGGCCTGGGCTTTGTGCAGGTTCAGCTGCAAGGCAATCAACGGCTGCATGTCTGGCACCCTGAATTACCGCGCCGGGCCTGCTTCGAGAATTCGGCAATTCATGACCACCGCTTCGACTTCGTGTCGCACGTGCTGGTTGGCACGCAGACCAATCATGTCTACGCCTATCAGAAAAAACATGACGGCGAATTCGTGCTGTATCTGCATGAGGGCAAGCGAACGGAGAATGGTGGGCGCCCTTGGACCCCGGACGGCTGTGCCGATTTCAATCTGGTCGCCTCGTTTGATGTGCCCGCCGGCAAGGATTACGACAGTACTGCGTACGTCTACCACCGCACAGAGCCTGGCGGTGATGGCCGGGTAGCTACGATCATGCGCAAAACTGGTGAATGGCAGGCCGGCGCCCACTCAACGTGCCGAGTTGGCATCGCGCCGGACACGGACTTCGACAGGTTCCAGTGGTCGCCGGCCCAGCTCTGGGAAGTCGTCAGCGATGTGCTGCTCGGCCAAAAGGTGACGCCATGAGCAAGCGAGCGATTCACCTTTACCCGTGGGATGGCGGAACCGAGGCTGACCAAGATCCTCCAGAGCACGTTTACTGCGGCACCGATGGCGTCATGGAAGATGAGCAGCTTTCGAACGACTGGCGACATGTCACCTGCAAGCGCTGCCTCAATATCAGGAAGAAAGAGCTGGCCGCACAGGCAGCGGATGACCGAGACCAGAAGCTCAAGCTGTTCGACGAGGCCCAAGCCATCACCATCAAGCTCGGTCACCCGAATATCTCCACAGCCCTCAAGGCATTGATCAGAGAACGCGACCAGCTCAAGGCTGAGCGCGACCGCCTGCGGGAAGACCGGGACGGCTTGCTTGAAGCAGGAGCACACCTACTATGATCGCCCTCGCCTACATGGCCTGGCTCATCTACAAGGGGCCGCGGTAATCAAAGTGTCCACCCCGCCAGCTGCTCAGGGACGAGCTGATTGGGCTGCAACTGGCGAGGCGAACGATTGAAAGTTAGCTGAATTTCGCCGTTATGTGTCAGCCATGACCTGATGTTTTATCAACCATCTATCCACCTACCAGCCTGCCGATGTACGGCGGGCTACTTATGCACCTGCATCTAGCCACCCAACTAACAACAACGTGCACCCCGAGACGAAGAAACCAAAAGCCAAGTAACCGACCATCTGCCCTCTAAGTAAATGGTTCAGGCATACGCCGAGCCCAGCAATCGCCATTAGAACCCCAGCAACAAACTTGCGGCTTCGAAACACCTTAATCATCGCCACCTCCCGCTCAAGATCTATTTCATTAAACCATAGACCTGCCGGTGAACGGCGGGCGAGGAATCCCTATGTCCGCAACTGAACGCTTTCACGAAGTCGCCAACGACTCATTGGTTCGCATCAGTGAACACCTTTGGCCGGGCGCCCAACTTGCTTTGGTGGTTTACGAGCCTGGAAAACCCAAGCTCGACATCGTGCTCAAGGATCAAGGCATCGATCTCAACGAGGTGTTGAGCACCCTGCGCCGTGCGGGCCTGAGTATTGACGGCGACAACGCCTACAAGCGCGACCTCTGCGACTCGATTGTCGGAACCTTAGCCTTCGGCGCACAAAACACGACCCAGCCTCCGGCGGACCACTGGGGCCAGAGATTCTGGGATATCGGCCGGGAGGAACGCGCCAGCAGCGAGCAACTGCTGAAAGCGCTGACGGCGCTCACCCAGGTAGCGGGCGAATGCGAGCAGATCGCCAGCAACTACAGCGGCACCATCGACGGAATCTTCGAGCACGGCGGAGACGATCACGAAGACCCGAGCTGCGCGATCTTCCACCGCTTGTACTACGCCATGTTCGACGCCCGAGCCGCAATCAAGAAAGCCACAAGCTAACCACCTTCTGCCGCCCAGCGCGGCGCGGAGCATCATCATGGCAAAAGTTCTGGCCCAGATTACGGTCAAGCTGCCGCGCCTCATGGAGGCCGGCGAATACAGGAAGTTGCGGTACGTCGGTGGAAAGCCGAGCCTGCAGCAGTTGAAAAAATGGATTGAGGAAGGCGAAGTGATCGGAGAGGTAAAAGGCGGGATGTATTTCGTCGATGTGCAGGCAGCAATCATGGGCTCAAGTGACCCGCTGCTGGCCAAAATGCTGGAGATCGGGTGATGGCTGCCCGGCCGCGCACGCTTCAAAACAGAAAGCTGCCGCCAAACCTTTACCCGAACGGTAAGTACTGGCGGTACCGCAACCCCGTCACCGGCGTGATGACCAGCATCAACCGGCCGCTGGAGGAGGCAATCAAGCTGGCTCGAGCTGCCAACCTGAAGTTCGCGGAGTTGGTGGTTGATGACGGTTCGCTTCTGGCCCTCCTGACCGGTGACCGGTTGCCGATCGTCAGCAACCTGCTGCAACGTTTCACGGATGAATGGTTGGTGGATAAGGGATATGCCGCACGCACACTCGAGGAGATCAAGTTCAAGCTTGAGCGATATAGGCAAGACCTGGGCGATCGGCTGATTGGGCAAATGGACGTGCTGGCCATGGCCGAATACCTCGACCAGTTCAGTAACAACGCCTACACGAAGCACCGCGGTCTGTGGGTCCAGATCTTCGCCTTCGCCGTGGCCAAGGGCTTGGCCGAGCGCAACAACGCCGAACTGACGCTGGTGAAGAAGGAGGCGGAGAAGAAGCGCCAGCGACACACGCTCGACGGACTGAAGACGATCATCGACGCGGCGACCACGCCGCCTTGGCTGAAGCGCGCTATTCGCTTGGCACTGGCCAGCCTTCAGCGCCGTGAAGATATCGTCACCTGGTTGAAGTCGGCTGCCGACATGGACAAGAACACGCTGACGGTGTCGCCCGGTAAGACCCAGGGCTACGACAACCCGATTCACCTGAAGATCACCATGGGCGCAGCGCTGCGCGAGGTTGTCGGCGAGTGCCTGCGGTCGCCGCTGGTGTCGCCGTACCTCATCCACTACAAGCCGAAAGCCCGGCGCCGGGAACAGATCGATGCAAAGGACCACTGGACTTCGGTGACCCCGGACTACCTGACCAAAGAGTTCAGCAAGGCCCGGGATGCAGCGCACGCCTACGACCATGTGCCGGCCGGTGAGCGCCCTACTTTTCACGAGATTCGCGCTTTAGGGGCATGGTTGTACGAGCAACAAAATTTCCCACAGGAATACATTCAGGCTTTGATGGGGCATGCGGACGAGAAGATGACGAAGCACTATCAGGAGGGGCACGACGAAAAGAAGATCGAGTACCTGGAGGTGGGCGCCGAGTTGGCGTTTTGAGTGGGGGTTTTGCAAAAGTTTTGCAAAAGTTTTGCAAATCGCAGAAAGCAAAAAGGGGTCACCGTTTCCGGTGACCCTTCTAGACCGCCCAGCAGAGCGGATTTTGTTTGGTAGGCGCGATTGGACTCGAACCAACGACCCCCACCATGTCAAGGTGGTGCTCTAACCAACTGAGCTACGTGCCTGCTGTGAGGCG